CAGCATCAGCAAATTCAGCCATGATTGGTGCTGATTGTTCAATAAATTCTGCAACATGGCCAAAGATACTATTTACCATTGGGACTAAAATTTCAACAACTTTTTGAATAACAGGAGATATTTCTTTCATCATTGAAGAGAGTGTCGGCATTAAATCTGCCACTCCATCAAAAATAGCTCCGGCTAAAGGTTCAATAAGTAATTGCATTTGCTGTGCGAGCAATTGAGATTTTTCTGCTGCATCAGCAGTATCCCACATTGCTTTCATAATGCTCTCATCACTCTCATTCATAGCATTTGTAAATGCTTCAAGTTCCAGAGTTCCATTTCTAATTGCTGAAGCTACAGTTGAACCTGCACGCATACCAAACACTTCATTTGCTAATGCAGTTGCTTCTGCTGCATCTCCAGCATTCTTAATTGCTTCATAATAAACTTGGAAACCTTCGGCTGCACTCATACCATCTTTGGCAAAAGTACCCACAGACTTTTTCAATGCACCCAAGACTTCTTCTGTTCTTAAACCTGCTTTTTCCATTTGCCCTATCATTGCTGCAGATTGTTCAAAGGAGAACCCTAAATCTTGAAGTTGTGGACCATAGTCAGTCATTGCTAACATAATCTCACTAAAAGATTTTCCTGTTGCTTGAGAAACTTTGAACACATAGTCCATTTCTTTTCCCATGCTATTTGTTGCAACACCCCATTGTTGAAATGCGTGAGAAGAATTTTCAATAGTTGTAGTTAAATCTTCCCCAAGCATATCACTAACGGCAATTGCTTGAGAAGATAATTCAGTTAATACATCTCCAGACACTCCTAGTCTTGTATTAAAATCTGCTATTGCTGTGCTTGCATTTTCCATGGTGGTTGGAACTGAATTATAAACATCTTTGAAATCATCTTTTAATGCTTCTAATTCTTCTCCTGTAGCACCAGTTCCGATTCTTATTGAATCATATGCAGCATCGAACTCTGCACCTAGATCATATAAGCCTTTGCTTATATCAGCCAAAGCTTTTACCGCAACAACACCAGCAGTAACAAAAGCCGCACCCATAGCTGCAGCTTTTAAATCAATACCTCCAAGAGCTTTTTGAGCTTCTTGTAAACTTTTACCGAGGGAAGGATCGACAGCACCAGCAAGTTCTACAACTGTTTTCATTGTTTCTTTTTGAGACACTATCTTTTCCTCCGTTTTCCTCTCATTTTAATTTGCATTTCTTTTTGTTTTTTTTCGTTAGCTGCTTTTTGTTCTTCTAGATCCTTAATTGCTTCTTGCAATTCTTCCAATAAATCTACTATTGGCATTTGGTATAAATCTTTTACTGAACTGTTATATTCTCTTGCGTATCCTCTTGCGGCTTTCCGGAGTCTTTTGAGTCCTGGATAGCCGGTTTTGAGAAAAAACGCATGCCAATTAAAGTTATTTGATATAAGTCATAACCTTCGATTCTCATTAAATCGTTAATATCGACCTCTGGATTGCATTTTATAATTGCGTGCATTCCAAGTAATGTGTGCATCAAATTATCATTTTGCATCACACGAAAAACTGTTCCAGCTTGAGAACCAAGCATTTTACTTCTTTCTTTCTCGATATCGGCCATGTCATTGATATTAATTTTGCTTATATCGTGTTTAAATTCTGTTCTATCGACACCATTTACTTTCAAAGGTGTTATTAAAGTAATAATATCAGTCATTGTTTTTCTCCTGTTCAAATAAAAAGGGGCGAATTTCGCCCCTTATATAGTACATACACTTATAGCAAAGATTGAATTTCCTTTGCGTAATCTTTTCCATTAATTTTACAAATACCTTTTATTTTGTCGATTAAGATTTTTTCAACTCCATCGGCATATAATTGATATCTTGTAACTTCAAAGGTGACATCTCCACTCCAACTAGAGCCTGGTTCAACACCACCTCCTGGAATATTAGAGGTAAGTCCTTTTAAAAAGGCTTTGTACCCTTTCACTCCTGTATCTCCTGATGTGTCTAGAGAGCTTTTAACAAACCTGTATTCAAAAGTTTTGGAACTTAATCCAAGCATATTAAAAAAGCCTCGATCCATACCAACAGAAGTTATTGTTGATTGCAATGCTTCTGTTAGACATGTTGGAATATTAATTTTGCCTAATCCATTTACTTCAGATGTAACAAAATTAATATCAGGAAGTGTTATTGAAACATCTTCTGCAACAACATCATTGTCGCATAATACTTTTGTCGCTAAAACAGCGCCCATTTTATCTAATGTCATATTATTCCACTCCTTCCGTTAATGATGATAGACCTTCATCTGTGTAATTAACTTCAGCTGTCGCAGATTTGAATTGAGGTGTAGTTGTAACTGGGATATTAAATTTAAAATCTCCTTGGATCATATCTTCAGTTGAATTTTCAGAAGCAAGGAAGTAAATTTTTGGTTCTCCAACAAGAGCCCCAATTGCAACTAAATCATCAAGTGCATTTTGTTCATAATTAAGAATTGAATCTCTCTTTGCAGGTGTAAATGGTTTATCGATTTCGGCACCATTTCGCTTTTGGAACGTATTTTCTAAATGCATAAGAGTTCTCATGTATGTATCAAATACGCATCTGACATCATCATCTGAACCATATCTGAATTTTGCAGTATGGCCACCCCATAGCTTCATTTTTCCACCATCTGAATATGCTGTTGAGATACCAACTTCATTCAAATTGTTAGCTTCTGCTCTATCAAAGCCTGTATTTTTAGAATTTTTCCCAAAATACTGTGATGTTGCAGGAATTTCTTTGTTTGAACAAGTTTCACAAGGCACATTCTTATGCAAATTATCAGCACGCATAAATTCAACAATAGCAAGAGTTGAACAATGAAAGATTCTTTCAGTTCCTGCATCATAAACTTGAGGCCAGAACACTTTAGTTCTTTCACTATCATAAGCATTATTTACTTTCCAAGCCATTGCTTCTTCTATCGTATCAATTGTTGTTTCAACAGTTTTCTTAACAGTATCTCCAACAGTCAATGTTTCAGAATTTCCTTCGCCGATGGTAACAGTTCCAGCTGATGTGTCAACAGCAGAAACTGCACCGATCGGTTTAGAAAGGAGCTTGTTTGAAAAAGCAGTTATACCCACTTTTATTTCTTCAGAAGTATAGAATGTTCCTGTCACATCTCCACTATATTCATATATATCTGTTTCTGTATCAGCTTCTCCGGTTAATGGAATATCTGCAACTGCAAATGCATCCCATTGGTCATTAACTTGTTGAATTGCAGTAACCATTGCATTATAAACTTTTTTATTTTCATTAAATTTTAATGCTGATAATAAGTTTGGAATCAAACCTTGCAATTTATTATAAACAAGTGGTAATGCTCCTATACCAGAGTATTCTCCTGATGCTGTTTTTCCACCTATAATTGCATTTTCATCAATCAATGTTGGATCTACTTCACTAAAAGAAATTTCAATATTTCCTTCAAGAGGAGTACTTCCTAATGAATTTAATAACACTTTTCCGGTAGTAAAGTTATAATCCACAGAGAAATCAACATCTTGTGTCTTTTCTGCAATAGCTACAGTATCAAGAATAACAGTGTCTGAAATAAATTCAGCTCTTCCATTAACAAAGTTTAATATTTTTGTTGTTGCTGCATTCTTTTTATGTATCTCAGGATCCAACACATTAATTACATAAATTGGGCCAATATTTCCAAGTTTATTATCAAAATGTGCGCCAATGGCTTCGCAGATTGTGAAGTTTTCCCAATCCACAGAATAACCAACGGTTTTTTGTGCATGTAAATAATTTGATAATTTAACCGGAGTATTCACGACCCCTTTTTCTTTATAACCTTTTACAAGGTTTACTGGTGCAGTACCAACATACACGGCAACAGTTCCTGCTGAAGTAACACTTTTTGCAGCAGAATTACCTATGTATGCATACATACCATGTTTGTTTGCCATTTTTTCCTCCTTTATTTTTGCAGGCTATAATAAAT